GATATTGTAGCAGATCCTTCCGCTCCTGATGCATTTGTTCAAGGAATTATGGAAGGTAAGGAGTGGGCTTGGAACAATGGTGTTCTTGCCGAAAAAACTTATAGGCAGTTAAATTCATTAACACCTACAGTGGATAGACAAGTGCGTGAGGAGAGAATTATAAATCTCTTCGACAATTTTTTAAGAGATCTATAATTTATAAATAAATAGTAGAATAAAGATTATAATTTTATTCGGAGAGTACAATGTCTGCTGGTAAACTACAAGAAATGGAATCAACTTCACAAACCAAGCAATCGAAGACCGCAGTTAACGCTAATGCTAGACCTGCCGATCCGATGCAATCCTCAAATAGCTTTGTTTCTGCAACTCCTGAGCAATCAATCACTGATTTAGGTGGTCCTACACCATTTAACTATAGATCAACTGATGATTCTTCAAAACTTGCAACACCTAACATTAAAACCGTTAGAGATGTAGTTAACGCTAAGGCTGCAAGAGCTGAAGAATTAGAATACGATCAAGATGAAGATCTTCTAGAAGCTGAGGCTAAAGAAGAAGATGAAGAAGATGAAGAAGAAAATGAAGAAGATGAAAAGCCTAAGAAGAAGAAGAAGATGAAGGAGGAGGTTGAAGAAGATGATGAGGAGTATGAATATGAAGAAGCCAGCGAAGATGGAGATGAAGAAGAACTTGAATTTGATGTAGAAGAAGATATTCAAGCACTATTTGGTGACGAAGATCTTTCCGAAGAATTTAAATCAAGAGCAGCTCTGGTATTCGAATCTGCCTTAAGAACTAAAGTAGCTGAAGCTGCTGAAATTATTCAGAAGCACTACGAATCAGCTCTTGAAGAGAACGTTCTTCAAATTCAATCCGAATTGACCGAAAGAGTCGATTCATATTTAGAGTATGTTGCATCTGAGTGGATTGAAGAGAACGCTCTTCAAGTTGAAAGAGGACTCAAGTCACAATTGGCTGAGTCCTTTATGAATAATCTCAAGACACTTTTTGAAGATCATTATGTATCAATTCCTGAAGAGAAATATAATGTTCTTGAGAACATGGTCGAAAAACTTGATGACATGGAATCAAGACTCAACGAACAAATCCAAAGAAATATTCAGTTAAATCAAAGACTTAGCGAATCCGTATCAGATGGAATTCTCTATGATGTCTCTAGAGGTCTCGCTGAGACCCAAAAGAGCAAGCTCGCTAGTCTCGCTGAAGGTGTTGAGTTTGTAAGTGAAGAAGACTATCGTGAGAAGCTGGAATCCCTAAGGGAGTCATACTTCCCAAGAAATCCAGTTACTCCAGAAAGAGAAAATGAACTTCTTGGCACTGAAAACGAAGTTATTTCAGAATCAATGGATGCCTACTTAAAGGCCATTACAAAATTCTCTAAGTGATAATAAATAAAGTATAAACAAACACTTTCCAAGACAAACGGAGATTCCACAAATGTACAATTCAACCCACTTACAAGAAAAGTGGTCTCCTCTTTTAGATTGTGAAGGCCTTGATCCAATCAAGGATTCACACAGAAGAGGTGTTACTGCAATCCTTTTAGAAAACCAAGAAAGATTCCTCAGAGAAGAAAGAGGTATTCTTTCAGAAACTAGCCCAACAATGTCGGCTGGAACTGGTGGCTTTGGTGGTGGTACTTATGGTACTGCTGCTGCTACTGGCCCTGTTGCAGGTTTCGATCCAGTTCTGATCAGCTTGATCAGACGTTCAATGCCACAACTCATTGCTTATGATATCTGTGGTGTTCAGCCAATGACTGGCCCAACTGGTCTTATCTTTGCGATGAGAACCCGTTATGCTAATCAGTCTGGTACTGAGGCATTCTTCAACGAAGCTGATTCCACCTTCTCCGGTCAGAACAGACAGCAAACCCTCAATGCAGGTTTCGCTGATGCTAATGCTGGTATCGGTACAACCACTCAGCGTGGAACTAATCCCGCAATCTTAAATGATGTCGGTGTAGTTGCTGGTATTGGTTCAACCGACTATAACGTTGGTGGTGCAATGTCAACTGGAGAGTCTGAAGCTCTCGGTGATGGTAACACAAACAGCTTTGCAGAAATGGCTTTCTCAATCGAGAAAGTTACAGTTGCTGCTAAGTCCAGAGCACTCAAGGCAGAGTATTCGTTAGAACTCGCACAAGACCTCAAGGCTATTCATGGTCTTGATGCTGAAGCTGAGCTTGCTAACATCCTCAGCACTGAAATTCTTGCTGAAATCAACCGTGAAGTAGTTCGTACCGTTTATAAGATCGCTGAAGCTGGCGCTCAAACAAACGTTGCTACTGCTGGTTACTTTGACCTCGATGTTGACTCCAATGGTCGTTGGTCAGTTGAGAAGTTTAAGGGCCTACTCTTCCAGCTTGAGAGAGATGCTAACGCAATCGCTCAAAGAACTCGTAGAGGAAAGGGCAACATGATCATCTGTTCTGCTGACGTAGCTTCGGCTCTCACCATGGCAGGCGTTCTTGATTATACCCCAGCCTTGAATGTTGGTCTTAATGTAGATGACACCGGCAATACTTTTGCTGGCGTAATCAACGGTAAGTATAAGGTCTATATCGATCCTTATGCAGCTAACGTTTCAGCTCAGCAGTACTACGTTATCGGCTATAAGGGTCAGAACCCTTATGATGCTGGTATGTTCTACTGCCCCTATGTACCTCTCCAAATGGTTCGTGCCGTTGGTCAGGACACCTTCCAGCCTAAAATTGGCTTCAAGACCCGTTATGGAATGGTTGCAAACCCATTCGCTGAGGGAACCAATCAAGGTTCAGGTGCTCTTCGTGTTAATGCTAACCGCTACTACAGAAGAGTCCAGGTTACCAACCTCATGTGAGCTAGAATTAAAGGATCACTCA